TCACTGCGGCACCAGCATCAGACGGGACGGCGTAACGGCCAGGCAGAATCTCCAGCGCATCTTTCTGCCAGAAGCAGTTAATCGGAGCAGCAGCCACGTTCAGGCGAGTGATGGTGCGGCCAGAAGCTGGGGTAACGATGACGTTTTGGTATTGCAACTCAGCGTCAGTACCGCCCTGAGCCGAGATGATCGGGGGGGTGATGACGCAGGTCGTAGCGTTAATCACTTGCACAACGCGGAAGGTCTTGGAAAAACCCGTGCCCTGTTTGGTGATGTGATGCACAGCCTCAACGCCTTGAATCTGGATCGGCGTACCGGCAGGCAGGTCGGTGGTGCTGGAGACCGTGATGGTCTGAAAGCGATTATCGACGTTCTGGGTCTCGCCGGTGGCGGCAGTCTGGGTTGCTTGCGGAACGTAGTAGTTACCGGCAGCAGCCAAGGTGCTCATCGTCGGGTCTGAACCAGTGCGAGCTGCGATGCGGTTTGCGTAGTCCAGCTTGTAGGTGTCAAAGCCTGCAACCATGCCGACATAAGAACGCTCGAAGGCGTTGTTCGACTTGTTGCCAGCAAAGCTGCGGGACACAGATGCACCGCCAGCGCCGCCAGCAATGTTGCCAGCGATGCCGTTGTAATCGCGGGAGGACAGAGCCATGTAACGGTCAAAGGATTGGACTCCCTGCTCGTTCATGATGCTGTCGCACAGGGCCACATCGTCGTAGTCACCAGCAGCGGTGTTCACGGTCACGACCAGCGAGCCTTGGGCTGCGGCCACGTTCATGATGGCGATGTTGATGTCGGAGGCCAGCTTCTGCTTTGCAGCATCACCCAGACGACCTTCTTGCAGAGCATCACGCAGCTCAAGTGCGTCCAGGATGAACGGCACGGACTTCTGGAAGCCGAGCGTTGCAGGGACGGTAAGCTGGGTGTAGGCAGTGAAGTTGCCGGTCTGATCCATGCCATCGTACGACTGTGCGATGTAGGGCTGGGGACGATAGATCACGTTGTTGGTGCGCTCCATCATCGAGCCATCAGTGTTGTAGATGGACACGTTGCGGGACAACACCAGAGCATCGTTAAAGCCTTCGAGGATGTCCTCGAACGCAACGCGCTCTTCTTTTGAAAAACTATTAGCCATGATTGACTCCTAAAAAAATTATTTGGGTGCTGATCGTTTCTGCGCCCGATACTGAATGACCTTCGTCATGTTGCCAGTACGGGCTGCTTCTTCTCTCAGCCGTTCGAGGGTTGAGTCCACCGCGCCTGATGATCTTCCAGTACCTGAAACGATACGTTCTGGTGCGGGTGCTGCTCTGCGATTGGTAACTTTCAATTCTTTCTCCAGTTTCGCTACCGCAAAGGCAAACTTTACGGGGTCTTTGATGTCAGACAACTCCTTGGCCTTCTTTGGGTTCTTTCCAAGTGCGTAGACGACAAGAGCAGGGTTATCTGCACCTTGCAGCATGACGCCTTGCTGGGTGATGTTGAAGAGTTCCAGGGCCACGGCCTCGGCATCCTCAAAATCCTTGACTCGCAGCTCGGCTTTCGCCTTGCCGTAGCCATCCAGTTTGGCTTTCCAGGCCTTCTGCTGATTCATAACTTCAGCTTCTTGCCTGGCGTTGGCCTCGTCGGCTTGACGCTTGCGCTCAAACCAATCGGCCAATGCTGCCTCGAATTTATCAGCATCGTAATCGTGATCTTCCAGCTTCGGCTTTACCCCCAGCACGACTGGCTTGGTCTCAGTCTGTGCGGTTGTTTGCAGCTTGTTCTGAAGCTCACGGTTCTGACGTTGCAATTCTCGGTTCGTCTTGCGCAGCTCGCGTACCCATTCAGGCGCATGAGTCTGTTCTTCGGGAGGTGGCGCTTCCTCACCAATGCTGACAACAACTTCCTCGGTATCTTCAGTTTCCACCTCGTCAACGGGTTCGTTGACTACGATTTCCTCTTCTTCTACCTCGACTTCGCTGTCATCAATTTCTGCCTTTTCAGTCATCTTCAACCCCATCAAACTCACCCATTAAAAACGGCTGGGTGGATACCGTTAATTACATTCTCGCCCTTTTTCTGTCATCTGACAACGGGCTGCACAATCTGGCCGCGCAATATCTCTTGCACAGCCTCTGCATTTGTAAGTGCCATATTCTGGGCGGTCTCGTCAACCTTGCCGAGCGTCTCCAGCGTCTTGGCTCGGCTGAGTTCAGCATCGGCCACGGTCTTGACGGTGTTGGCACGGGCCTGGGCGGCCTTGGCGGTGGCTTCTTCTGCCGCTGCCTGGAGATACATGGCGTTGGGGTCTTGGGGCTTGCCCTGCATCTCGGCCATGAGTTCCTGGGCCTCTTCCTCGGTGGGCTGGACCACGCCCATGCGCAGGAGCTTCTTGCGGAAGTAGGCGTTCGTGTCGCTGAGGCCTTCGCCCTCCATGTTCATCATGGCCATTGCGGTCAAGACTTGCGCAGTCTCTGGGTCTTGCGTCATGGCAAGCATTCCGGTCAGGGCACGGACGGTTGCCTGCTTTTTGCTGCTGCTGGATGGGCCAACCTCGGCAATCACATCAAAGGTGGCAGAGCTGAGGTCGTTCTCCATGACCATTGCGCCTGTTTCGGTGTCAATCGCAGGCTTCATCAGTTCGACCACGCTTGACTCACCAGTTGGCGCAATGGCCTTCATCTTGCGCTTTTCCTCAACGTAGATGTCTCGCGCCATTGATAGCCAAATCTCGCCGCTGCGTTTCATCCCCTTGGCAAAATTGCTCATGTAAATGAACGACTGCATGTCCACACGGGTCTGGATCATCTCCACGGCTTTGCCAGAAATGCCCGACACCATCTTGTCAGCCCCTTGCGGATTGCCCAAAATGTCCTGCATGTCGGTCTCTGTGATCTGCAGGAGTGCGGCCATTGCTGGCGGTATCTGTGGGCTTTTCGTGTACGCAATCGGGCCGCTGATTTGCTGCTCGCCGTTTGGCCCTGTGATCGGGTTGACCAGCAGGTAAGGGTAGTCCTTGAGGTTGTCCTCGGCCCACATGACCTGGTGGCCTGCGACCTGCTCTGGAACCAGGATTGGCTTTTCCACGCTGGACAGTGCGCTGATCTCGCCCAGCTTGGAGAGCTGCATGTTCTTCAGGCGTTGGGCATCTTTGGCCAGGCGTACCGCACCCATGCAGCGTTCGATGTTGTCCACGAACCAGCGCTTGCCGTAGACCACCACAATCGGAATGCAGTTGCCTGCAATGTAGCCTGCGTCCTCAAGCACTTTGCCACCGGACATGATGTACTTGCGCACGCGCTTGCGCTTGACCTTTTTCTGCCGCACCTCAAGGGTTCCGACTGCTGCCAGCGTTTCCTCTAGGGTCTCGTCGGCTGCGAAGTCGGAAGAGCTGTAACGCTCCTCGGTGCCGTCGATGGCCTGGAAGATGCGGATGGTCTCGATCTTTTCCTCGACCTTGAAGTACTCAGCCACAAACACGACATCAGGCGTTGCCCAATCAAACTCATACTGGTGGATGATCTTGGGCCAGTCTGTGGGGTCGTCGTTGTAGATTTCTTTGTAGCTCTCGCGGGTCATGCTGGAGACCACAAAGGCATACTTGGCGTCCGACTTGTCCTGGCGCTTGGCATTCAGGTCAAAGAACACCGAGCTGTCGGCATCAAAGATTGGCTCCATGCGAATGCGCTGCCGGTCATCTTCGCCGTTCTCTTCGTCCTCGTAGACGGTGCGCAGCCGCCATGCACCAATGCCGCCGCCGACTGCCTCCTCGAAAGCGTTATCGTAGGCCTCGTCTGCCACGGATGCCTGCTCGTCGGCACGGTATAGTCCATCGCAGACTTCGGCCAGCTTCTCGTTATCTGTGCCGTCTTTGGACACATAGTCCACAGTGATGCGGTTGTTGCGGTATTCGTTGACGATGCGAATGACCGCCAGCATGATCTTGTTGACCTCAAACTTGGGCTTGTTCTCATACTGATCCCACAATGGGCCTTCCCACTGGCTGCCGCACAGGGAGTAGAAGCGCCTGTCTTGCAGGCACTGCAGGCGCTCATCCCGCAGCGCAGTCTGGATGTCATTGAACTGGCGCAGGGCTTCGCTGTGCAGATTCGAGAGCCGTTGGTCGTTTGAGATTCTGGCCATAGATTAATTCCTCAATTTGTGCAATTGTCTCACCACTTTTTCATATTGGCGATGGGGGTAAAAGCAATGGGCCTGGCTGCGCTGGATCGCCGCACGGCCTCGCAGGCATACCGCAAGGCGTCAATGACGTGGTTTTTCTTGTCCTCCAGCACCGGCAATATTCTGCCGGTCAATGGGTCTTGCTTATAGCTGTAAAGGGTCAGCTCGTCAATTGTGTGGATGCAGCGCGGATGAACCACGATGTCGTAGTTCTTCAGAAACTCGATGCCTTCCTCTACAGACTTCGGGCCTTTGATCGCCGTCATGATCTTGGGAAAGCCGTTCTTTTTCATGTGGCTGATGGTCTCTGGCCTGGCCGAGTCGGCCACGATGGGCCACTTCTCGGCCTCGGGCACGGTCATGAACAGTTCAGGGGTATTCACGATCTCGCAGCCGATCATGTAGGCTTCGTGGTCGATGTACAGGGTGCGGCCAATGATGTGGCAGCGCACCAGAACGGTCGGATCGACGGCAAAGCCCCAGTCAGCGCCGAGGCGGTGGATGGCGTCTGGCGGTGCCTCGAAGTCCTCGACGCGCCAGTTCTTGAACACTCGGCTGCTGCTGTTGGTCAGGTACTGGCCCATCCAGACATGGCTGTACTTGTCGGGATCGCGCCGCTTGTCGTACTCCATCTCGTCGCGCAGGACTTCTGGGAACCACGGGTTATCGGTGAAGTTGACTTTCAGGACGGTGGCATCTTTGGGCGGTGTCGGGCCACGCAGCAGGAAGTCCACCGGGTCGGACTGATCGCGTGGGTTCCAGGTGAACCACAGCTCTGAGCCTGGCTTGCGGATCGTTGGCCGCAGCAGGTCGAGGCTGGTCTGGCTCAGGCTCTGGGCCTCCTCAACCCAGGCGCAGTCATAACCCTCCAGCGACTTGATCGAGTCGGCAGTATGGTTCTGCATACCCTGGAAGATGATCGCGCCATCGGCCTTTTTGGACTTGATGACGACATCCTGCACCTCGAAGTAAGCGCCAGCGTTCATGTCCTGAATCTTGGTCTCCAGCAGCCGTTTGACGGACTGGTTCAGGGACTTCTGGATTTCTCGCACGCAAACGCTGCGCCGCTTCTGATCCATGATGTGGGCCTCGATCATCAGCTCGGCAAACATGTGGGACTTGCCAGAGCCTCGGCCACCCCAAGCGCCTTTGTAGCGGCTGGGCTCCAGCAGTGGCAGTGCCCATTCGGGGGTTGCAAGCTGCAGGATGCTCATGTCTTGACGATCACGCGCTCAATGCGTTGCACCAGCGGATTGGCAGGATCGCCAGAAACTTCGATCTTCTCGCCATATTTCTTCGGGGCCAGCTTGGACAGCAGCCACTTGCGGGTATCGACCTGCAGCTTGTGCTTCTGCACCGCTGCCCAGTCTTTCTTGCCGTCTGGCTGCATTCCGACATCGGCATCGCTCAGCTCGATCACCTCGTTGGCAATGCGCTCGATCAGGTCTTCCCTCGCGCGCGCGTATTCTGCGGCAAGCTCTGCGTCCTCATTGACCCACAGGTTGAAAGTGCTTTGCGACAAACCAGCGGCTTCGCAGGCCTTGAAGGCGCTCAGACCGTTACGCATTCCGGAAAGCACCAAGCCGATCAACTCGGCCTTGTTCTCGTGCCTTCTAACTGGCTTCTTTGCTACAGTCTTTGCTTTGTGTGTTTTCGTGGTCATGCTGCATTGTCCTTCAGAATTTGCTGCCGCGCCATCTTCATCGCATCTTTGAGGTCAATCCTGAGCTGCTCGTTTGCCTCCTGCTCGGCCAGCAGGGCAGCGTAGCAGTCCTGGCAAAAGCGCACCAGGTTGTCGCGCTCCCAGGTTGCGAAGTTGGGATGATCTGGTGGTTGTGTCATGTTAGTGCTTGCTTACTTTGAACGGTTTTAAAGATTGTTTCAATTTGCGAATGCAACTCTGGTCTGTTTTCGCGCATCAAAACGTAATCCCGAGAAAATCCAAGCTGACCTGTCCTGACATTAATCGCCAGCCAATAATTTGCTTTGGTGCTTGCGCGACCTTTGGCAGCGATCTTGATAGTCCACCAGTCTTGATTGTGGTCTTGCTTTTTGCTGAACATCAACCATTGCACATTGTCCTTGTCCATGAACTTGTCCATTTCATCCCAGCCTTCGCTGGCATCTGGAATGTTCCCCATATACATTTTGCCCATTGCTTTCTCCTTGTAGACCCTTTGAGTTTACATCAACCACAAAGGGTTTAGCAAAAAATTCTGCATCATGATCTGCCCCTCCCCTACCTCCCCTACCCCTTCCTAAAGGGGGTAGGAGAGGGGCGGGGTTTAGGGGCAGATTCAAAATGCTTTTGCCCCTTGCCCCTAAAAGCCCCTAGGGGCACTGAGGGGCGATTAGGGGCGATTTTTGGGAGCATTTTTCTGCATTAGCATTGCGCTCGCCTGGGTCTTGTTGCTGAAAATCCAGCCATGTTCGAAGGTCTCCAAAGTGCCTGCATTGAGCAATTGTTCGATGATTGAACCCGATCTGGATGCCTCGGTTTTGTTCTTGGCGGTGCGCTCAGTCGCCCCATCTTTGACCAGCAGTTCACGCATCGCCGACCTGCTGACGTAGGGAAAACCCTCGCGCTCTTCGGCACCTGATGCCCACCAAGCACGCTCAACTGTGCGCACATTCTCATCGTGTTTTGTGGGTTTTTTGTGGGGTTTCGTGTCATTTGCTTCCTGATCTGGAACGGCCACGCAAGTGGTGGAAGGTGAGCCAAATTTGCTGATCCCCATCTCGATCACCTCCAGACGGAAGTAGATCGTCTCGCCCTTACTGGGCAGCTCGCGCTGCTTGGTGACCGTTACAGACCGACTGCCATCCTTTTCGGAGACCTCGATCTCGGTGTCGATGTGGGCACGGATGCCTGACCAACCCCTTGCGCCTCTGGCAGCGTCCTTGCCGTTGTGGTGGATGATCATCATGGCAGCGCCCGTGGCGGTGGCCACTTGGTCAAATCTGGCCATGACTGGCCCCATGTCCTCGCCGCTGTTCTCGTTGGCCCCTGCGCTCATCCTGGCCAGCGTGTCGCCAATAATCAGTCGCACCGGCTTACCCTTGGCGATCTCGATGGCTCGCACCAGCTCAATCACATCATGGGCATCCTGGTCTCCGACATAAAAATTCATCGGGACCGGAACCATCGCCAGGTTCTCCAAGCTGCAGCCGTGAAACTTCTTGATGGCCTGCATACGAGAACGGATGCTGGCAGGTGCCTCGCTGGCCAAGTAAACCACCAGTCCGGGATCGGTCTTGCGACCGTAGCAGTCCTCTCCGGTAGCGATCGCCGTTGCCACTGATAGCGCCCAGAAGGTCTTTCCGGAGTTGCTGTCGCCGTACACAACCACCGAGCTGCCAATGGTCATCAAGCCTTCGACCAGCTCGTCGGGTGCCTCGTAGTCGGTGCCGAGCTGGTCACCAAACACCACCTGCAGTTTGTCAATCACGGCTGTGCCGGTTTGCTGTACCAGAAGACCTACCAAATCGTGCCCAGCTTGTGCATAATCATTGGCGTCCATGCCCTCGATAGGTGGGATAATCACCCTGGCCCCGAACTTCGCGCTGGCTTGGTCGGCATACTTTTGCCCGACGCCATGCTTGTCATGGTCTGCGACGATCACAATATCCTGAGCTGCTCCGAACATTTCGCGCAAACTGCCAGTTACTGGCACCAAGCTGCTGGCACTGAATGCAGCCAC